CTAGGCGCACCAAACGTCACAGACTGACGAGCATACGATGTACCAGAACACTCTGTTCCAGTATCGGCATCAGTTGGGTCAGTTGTATAAAGAGCCACATAAACAGTTGTTGGTGCTGTGAAAGATGTTGCTCGGAGAGTTACGTTAATTAAAGCGTTCTCAAGATAGTTGCTCATTTCAGCCATAGTTTCACCTTGCAGTAAGTTTCATTGCCAATGGGACACCAGAGTATTGACCTTCTTCGTCAGACTTGGTAAGGGAGGAGATCGCTCTGTCGTACATAGTTCCCCATGTATTGATTCGAGCATCGTTCATCAAATAAGGCTCTGCCTCAATCAAAGAAGCATAGAGCAAAGCATCAGGTGCGATATTCAAAAACACATTAGATGCGTTACTGCTTGACAGATATGCAGGTGCAGCAAAGTACAACATTCTCAATGTGTAAATGCCATCAGGAGGAGGAGACAGTAAGAACTCGTTAGCAAGAATTGTGTAAGACTTAGGAACACCAACTTCTGATGCTCTTGGGTCATTAGACAATGCCGATGGGCTAGAGTAACTCATTGGCTGAATTGGGTTTGTCAATACAACAAAATCACGAATCTCAATAAAGTCAGCAGGCAACTCAACAGTAGAGTCACCAGATACAGTCGCTGTCGTTACTGACTTGAGCATTTGACGAATACGCAACTCTCTACGGAGTCGATTCTCAGCAAATGTAATGAAGTCTGGAATCTGGCTAGTCAAGTCAGACCGAGCCAAATATCCTGCAATAGATGTCTTTAAATCAGAGTATGTTGCGAAACTCATACTACTCCTGTTCTTGTGCGCCATGCACGATTCATTGGGTCATTTAACCAAGCAGCAAAACGCTTGTCATCAAGAACAGCAAAACCACGCATGATGCCAGCTTTGTTTAGGTCATCAATCACAGTCATAGGGATAGATGCAACCTTATTACCAAACAATTGGTCAGACCACCTTGCTCGTTCATCAAAGGAGTTATATTCCTTTTTATTTTGTTCAACAATGTCAGAAACATCCTGACGAGTTTGAATAATGATGCCGCCCTCGCCATCAGCATGAACAGCAGTTTGTCTAAAATTGTTAGGATTTTGCATAACCTAATTCTATCAGTTTGGCTAGAAAAGAAAATGCCCCAGATGTTTTAAGTCTGAGGCATTTTTCGGAGTTACCTTAGATTAAGGTGTGAGGTCAGCAATGATGCCGTGAGCAGCTTCATTCTTAACTTCCAATGTGTACTCAGCCAACAGTTGTGTAGACTCATTGTCGCCAGTAACAGCCAACTCGTTGGTCTGGAAAGGACGCAAGTAAGCGATAGCAGCCATGTCGGGGTCAAGCACAAATGCTGTCTCATCGCATGAGTTGGTAGATGTCATAAATCTGTTCGGAACGATAGAAATTGCTCCGAAGTCGCTTAAATAAACATCAGCCGCCGACACGATAGTGGTAGGGGTATTTGCTGGAGCCATGAAACGCTGTGCAGCGATACCTGTAAAGGCAGAAACCAACTGCTTGTGAGCAGGGTTCACCATCAATACTTTAGGATTGCCACCAGAAGCGTAAACTTCTTTAACAACAGTCTTTAGCAAGTCTTCTGTAAAGGTGCGGTTTGTGCCGTTGGTACGAGCAGTCGTGCCAGAAGCACCAGCAACACCATTAGTACCAAAGTCGCCATTGGTAGCCAACCATGCTTGCAGACCGCCCAATTTACGAGCAGTAGAAGAATTGCCGTTAGCAGCAACTTGGTTACTCAGCAAAGAGGTTTCCATGTCACGCTTGATTTCGGCAGAAGCCTTAGCCAATTGGTAAGCCTTTTCAGACTTACGACCAGCCTTGTCAACAGCTTGCAAAGTGCCAGAAATCTTAATAGTCTTCTGTGCGATCTGAGTGCGGTTGCCAACACGAGTGGTTGGAGACATGGTAGCGTCAGAAGCGGTATCGCCTTCAACAGCATAGTTTGTCAAAGAAGCGGCTGCCAAAGAGTCAGTCTGCCACTCGTGATAAACAGCAGTAGCCTTTGTCTTGCCGATAGAAGACATAAATGGAACATCTGTTGGTGAAATCGAGTAGATAACATCCGAAAGGTCTTCCCGCATACCAATAGCGGTGTATGTTTGATAGGTAGCCATAATTTAATACTCCAAAATTTAAAAGAATCGTTCAAATGCTTTAGCAGCGTCTTGGACTTTGCCAGTTTCACGCAACCTTTGCATTACCTGTTTATCTTGTGACGACTTTGTAGGAGGCGCTGAAGTTCCAGATCGCATCATCTTAGGAGCAGCTTGGAGTTTCTTGGTTAACTCAGGCTTGCTCTTTTGAAGTTGCTCATACTTCATTGCTTTATACAAACTCACCACAGCACGACTGTCATATACGGAACTGAGTTCTTGGTCAGTCCAACCAACAGACTTCGCATAGTCACGGATTTGTTTCCGAACCGCATCACCCTGTGGCGTAGCCAACTCAGGAATCAGACTCACTAGCTTTTCAGACTCTTGACGGAGATGGTTTTGCAGAGAGGCTTGTTGCTCGGCTTGTTGCTGTTGGGCAATGCGTTGCTGTTCATTCCTAACTACTGCTAACTGCTTCTCACGCTGACTCTGTTCAGCTACCGCCACGGCATAACCAATGGGGTCTGTTTCCTTTAGAACATCTAAGTTCACACCCTGATTTTGCTGACTTAGGAAGCTATCCAAAGCCTTCAACTTCTGGGCATAAGCCATTCGCTCTTGTTTCACCTGCTCTAGATGACCACGCTCGGCTTCGAGAGCCTTACGCTGTTCAGCTAGTGCCTGAGACTTTTTAGTGTAGTCCGCACCTTGTTGATAACCTTTGATGAGTTCATCTTCGTCAACCTCGATTTCCTCACCAGCAGCCTTGATTTTATATCTAGGCTTAGGCGCAATTTCCTCGGATTCCTCCGCATACTCTTGCTCAACTTCATCACCCGCTTGTAGTTCCTCTGTTTGACCTTCGGCTTGGCTGTTGTCAGCTTCCTCTGAATCACCCATTAAACTCTCAAACGCTGAAGCGGCTTGGTTTACATTTAGGCTTTCACTCCCTTGTGGGTTGGTGTTTTCCATTTGTCATCTCAAAAATCGTCAGAATCCGTCTGAACTGCGGTGTTGCTTTTACGCAACAGAATTACAAAATCTTCCACTTCTTATCTCTGATTACAGTTTCCGAGGCTAAACCTTCTAGGTGTCCTGTAAGCAACTCAATTGCTTTGATGTTTCGATAAGAGTCTTCTCTTACACCAATGTCACTTGCATTTGTGTTAATTATCACACTAATCTGTTGTTTTTTCAAATTATCTATGACTTCTTTGAAAAAGTCATCATTTAACAGATTTTTAGCCCATTGAGCCAGTAGGTGTTTGTCCATATTGGTTTTGTATCCCAGAAATTACATCGTTGATTGAGAGGGCTTGGCTTGGCAGAACATCTCTGCTAGTGCCTAAGATGCTCATTAACCTATCGTAACTCATGTCTGATGGCTGATTGAACTGTACTGGCGCAGGAACTTTGCCGTAATTAGGGTCTAAGAACTTCTCCCATTGTGTGCCAATCAACAGATTACGATTGCCAAAATCAATAGGTGGCAACTGAGTTGGTGCAACATTAGGCAAGTCTTTTGCATAAGTTGGAGACTTCCAATCAGCAGGAACAGGAACAATCGGGAATCCAGTAGGACCAGTCTCTTGATTTGCCGCACCTAATACGCTTGCACCCAATACACCTAAACGAATCATGTCAATGATCTCAGAGGCTGTGTAGGTCTTAGGAGGTACTGTTCCAGTAATCGGAGGCGCAACAATTGTAGGGGCTGGCTCTGTCTCGTTTGTAATTGTGCTTGGTCTTTCAGCAATAGTCGTAATCTGTGGGACTGTCTCTTGAATAGGAGGCGCAACAATCGTTGGAATTGGTTGCTCTGGCTCTTTAGGCGCTTGGCTAGTCATTACCAACTCAGGGATTATTGAAGCGATAACTTGCTGAACAGTTTGAGGCGTTTCTACTTTAGGCGCTTCTTCTCTTGGCGCTGTGACTTCCACAGGCGTTGGGACTTGCTGAACAGGAGGTTGTTCAACTGGTATCTGAGCAATCGCATTGATTACTTCGCTAACAGTCGGTGCAGTAGGTTGAACAGGCTCAGTCACTTGTACTGTTTCTACTGGTGCAACTACTTGAGGAACTGGCTCAACAACTGGAGGCTCTGTTACTACAGGCTGAATAATCGAATTGATTATTTCACTAACAGTCGATGTAGTGGTTTCAACAGGCGCAGTCACTTGCACATTTTCAACAGGCGCAACTGGTGCAGGAGTTGGCTCTGTAAGTGTTCTGACTATTTCCTCAACTGTTGGTGTAGCAGGAGTAGGTGCAACTGGTTGTTGTTCAGCAGTTACTTGAACTTCTGGTTGTTGGGCAACAATTGCATTGATTACTTCATTGACTGTTGGCGTAGGTGCTACAGGCGCTGAAACTTGAACAGTCTCAATTGGTGCAACTGTTGGCTCAATAACAGGAGTAACCTCTGGGGGAACAAATGATGAGGCATTGCCACCAATGTTATTGATGAACTCAGAAACATTTGTAACGCCAGCGGCTTTTAAATCTTTGACAAGCTGATTTTGCAAAGCATCATTGATCTGCTCAGTAGTCCCACCAACAAAGTCAATTGGCGCTTCTGGTGTTGGCAAAGATGGCAAATATGGCTTAACAATATCTGCAACAGCGCCACCTGCACCACCAAGCAATGCACCTTTTGCAATACTGTCGCCAGTAATCGCTGAAGTGCTACCACCAACCAATGCACCAGTTAGTGCGTTTGTGGCTAGTGTTGAGGCTGTTGGTCCGAGCAATGAAGCGGCAGCAGGACCAAGAACAGGAGTCAAAGCCGCAGCAATAATCGGTGCAAACACACCAATGTCATCACGGCTTGAAGCGCCAGTCGTATAGAAAACAGGCTTACCAGAAGCATCGAAATCAACTCGATAGCCTGTGTTACCTTTTCCCTCAAAAGTACCACCAAAGGCATTACCAGTTTGACGCTCACTATAAGTAATCGGTACAGCTTGGTTTGTTTCTTTGTTGCCGTAAGTTACTTGAGTTCCGATAGGCGCAGTAGCATAGTCAATGCGACCGCCTTCAGTCTCATACGAACCTGTTTGGACAATGTTAGGGTCAACAGGATTGCCTCGTTTGTCAACATAACCACCACGCCCATCAGGACGGACATCCTCTTGAAAACCAGTTTGTGTAATCTTGCCAAATTGACTAATGTCTGTGATGCCAATGCCAGCCATGATCTTAGCCATGTCTTTAGCGGCAGTCTCAGCACCTACGCCACCTTCCCATTTAGAAGTGTCGCTAGAGCCTAAGATTTGCTTTGTCAGCGTATCAATAACCGATGCTGAAGGCTTAGTTTCTTCTACTGGCTTTGCAGGTTGCAACTGCTCAACTGGTGCGTCTGCATCTTGTTGAATAGGTTGCTCAATTGGTTGTCTAGCAATGATCTCGTTAACCACAGATGGAGGCAATTGTGTTGCTATCTGATTGATAACTTCTTGAACAGTTTGTGGCTCAACATAAGGTTGCTGAACTTCTTGCTGTTGAAAGACTGGCTGATATACAGGCTCTTGATAAACTGGCTCTGGCTGATATGTAGGTTGGTAGACAGGCTCTGGCTGATAGACTTGAGTCGGCACTTCAGCGAATACATCTGGTGCAAACTGCTGTGCGTAATAATTAACCTCTGGCTGATAAACAGGTTCTGGCGCTACATAGACAGGCTCAGGTGCTTGGTAAACTGGCTCTTGGTAGACAGGCTGTAACTGCTCAATTTGCATCAACAGTTCATCTAGCGATACCTCGCCATCATCGTTGACCATTGAGTAAAAGTTATTTCTAGGTCTAGCCATGATTAGCCCTTAATTTCTACATTGCTAGTAATGCCAGCACCTACCTTCATTGCTTTCAATTGAGCCTCAACCTCGAACTCTTGCTGTTTCATAGCAAAGTAAGCCTGTTGCTTCTCACGCTCAAGCATCAACTTAGCAGCCTCTTTCTCACGCATCAACTGCATTTCAAGACCTGCTTTTTGTTGAGCCATCTCCATGTCAATCTGCATTTGCTGTTGCTTCAACTGAATGTCAGCTTGTGCTTTGGCTTGGTTAGCTTGTATCTCAGCCTGTGTTCTAGCCATGATCGCTTGAACCTCTGGAGGCATTTGTTGTTGCTGTGGAGGAGGATTACTCAAAGCCTGATCTTGTTCTGGTGTAATAGCCTTGTAGAACTCAGCAGAGTCCTTAAATCCAGCGATCTCAACCATACGACCTAAAGTGCCACGATACTGTGCAGGTGAAACATAAGGGTTAGCAGGACCATACTGAGCAATCAACTGCTCTTGTTTGGCAAGAACCATCGACAGCATAGCCATCTGTTCTTGACGATTCCCTGCACCCAAACCAACATTGATTGAAACATCGTATTGATTAGCCCATGTGCGAGGGTCAAACTCTACGAACTCACCACGCATACGAACCAAACGAGGTTTGTCCTGATACTTACAAAGAAGATGCAAGATGCCTTGGAACAAAGACTTAACACCTGTCTCAGCAAAAATTCGAGCCATTAGTTCAATCTTACCTGCGCCAGCTTGTTGCATAGAAGCAACAGCCGCAGCAGTCACATTCTGCAAGATAGATGGGTCTAAACCCTGAGAAGCATCAGATACACCAGTACGCTTAGACTGGACTGTATCCAAGTACTGAAGCATTGGGAAAGCCTGAGATGCAACATTCTGGACTACAAGTTGTTGAACAGCACCTTGAGACTTAGCACGAATAACACCACCAGCAGTAGATGTAAGCAAGTCGTCAAGGTTTACCTGCCCTTCAACAGCGACAACTCGTGCATTGTTTGTCAGATATAAGTTATCTAACATTTGACGAGTGATAGTCGTTTTAATTAACTGCAAGTCTGTTGTTCTGTCAGCAAGTGAGTTGCCAAAGAACTTGTGCGGAATTGGAATAGGGCAGATTGAATGGAATGGCACATAGTCCACTTCCTCAACCATTTCCTTACCATTCTCGTCCTGAAGAATCTCGTTTGAGGCATAGAACGCTTGAACGAGTGAAGCAATACCTTTGCCCTCTATATCGGTTTTGACATAGCACTCAAAGACCTCAATCTCTTGCATCGATGGGTCATCAGTCTGAACTTGGTAAGGCTGCTCACCCGCAGAGAAACGAACCACACGCTCTGGTGTGTAGGCAAGAGCATCACCCATTGCCAAACCTTCAACTTGCTTTTTGTTGAATCCCATAGCAATCAAAGTGCTACGAGTCATCATTTGACGATGGGCTACGAATGGGCTATCAGCAATAGTACGAGCATTTTTGCTAATCAAGAACTCCTCTGGTGGGACATTCTCAATCGTTACCTTGCCTGATTTCTTTTTCTTTTGGACTACGACATTGGAAGTAGAACCCATAACTGGCATACCCATCGGGTCAACTACAGGCTGTCCCATTGGGTCAAATAT